CAGGTACTGGTGCAGGTCTTGGTACTGGTTCTAATCCTGTTTCAAATGTTGCAAGTCCAACAGGTGTATTTGATATTGGTTCAATTCGTAAATATGAAGAAACCGGTAAAAAAGAAGTATCTCGTGTTAAAAATCCTGATGGCACATTCACAGTTACCTATGATGATGGAACTACTGAGATTGTTGGTACTCCAACAGGTAAAACTGTTACAAGAACCGAGATTCTTGGATCTGGTGCCAATCGTGTAATTCGTACTTATTACAGCGATGGAACATATACAGATACTCCAGCACCGGATACTTCACAACAAGGAATGACCCCAGAAGATGTGCAGAAGGCTATCGATGCAGCCCTTGCAAAATCAATGGCTAGTTTCCAAGCACAACTTACTGCCCAACAGAAAGCTGCTGAACAAGCAAAACTTGAGCAGTTAGCTAAAGAACGCAAGTCTGCATATGACATTATCACAGAACGATTCACTCAGATGGGTGTTCCAGAGTTCGGTAAAGTAATCTCTGATATTTTTAAGGGAGAAGGCGTAGACCGAAGTGGTAAGAAGTTTGATGAGATACCTACAACCACAGAAGGTTTCTATCTACAACTGATCCAAACAGCACCTTACTATGAAAGATTCGGTAAGGTTAATGAAGCTCGTATTAAGGCTGGATATCGTTCATTAGATGAAAAGACTATCGTTGGCATGGAAGATGAATACCAAAAGGTTCTTACTTCCTATAATGCACCAAAAGGTTTCTACGATCAAACAAGCGATTTCCAAACATTCCTACAAAACAACTATACAAATGTTGATGTAGCAAATGTATTCCAAGCATATAGAGATTTCGTGCAATCAACTAATCCAGCAATCCGTGATCAACTTAAGAGTCTTTATGGGATTACTGATGATATGACTACTGCCTACATGATTGATCCAGCAAGAGGTCAATCAATTCTTGAGGGTATTGCAGGTAAGAACCTTAATACAGCAGCAGCCCTTCTTGAGGGCTTAACCAAAGAGCAAGCAGATATTGCACAGCAGTATGGTGCAGGATCACTTGCCTATGGAACTCAGAGACAGAAGTTCTCACAGGTTGCTAGAAACATTCAGCAGTATGGAGATCTTGCTTCAATCTATGGCGAAAACTTTGGAGCCAAAGAAGCTATCGCTGCCGAGTTCGGTGGAGATGTCGGAGCCACAGAAACCATGGGCAGACTAAGAGCTACAAACCTTGCACAGTTCTCTGGAACAACAGGTGTTGGTCAGAGAGCATTAAGAACAAGAACCGTTTAATCGGTAGGGTGACTGGCAGTCATTCAGGTTCAAGACCTGAACACCCACTCCATCTCTAGATATACCGGAGCTTGAGATGAGTATTAACCCGGCAGTTGGAGCCAAGTAGATTCCCCGATCTATTTGAGGCCAGCGACAAACATAGAAAAAGGGAGTAGGACAAATGTCCAATTACGAAGATGATGAGGAAGATTTCGAATTAGATTCGAATGATGCATTTTCTCAACTACGCAAAGCTAATAAGCAAAAAGAAAAGCAACTGAAAGAAATTCAGGCAGAGCTTTCCGAATTGCGTAAAGAAAAACGAGATAGAACCATCAAAGAAACCCTCACCTCTCGTGGTGTGAATCCGAAAATAGCGGCATTCATTCCACAGGACATCGACCTCACGGAGGAATCGTTGTCGACTTGGCTTTCTGAATACGGAGATGTTTTCGGAATCGAAAGTCAATCAACCAACCAAGCAAGCTCTAACTTGCCAGAAGGTTTCAAAGAAAATTACATGAAGGCTCAATCAACCATGGATGCCGGCATGACAGCCGACAGAGAAAAGTTGATTCAATCTCAAATGGATGAAGCTGCTGCCAAAGGCCCAGAAGCCTTAAAGCAGCTCTTTGCAGATCTTGGTAAGCAGGGCTATTAACCAAGAAATAAGGAGGTAGTGCCTAATGGCAACTACACAAATCTCTGGTCTTGGCAACCTCGTAGTCAATGCATATGACACATATGTTCGTGCTGCACTCCGCTCACTTCCTGTTATGCGTTCTGTTGCAGACCTACGACCAGTTTCAATGACCAACCCGGGTACATCTCTCAAGTTTGCAGTTTATGCTAACTTGACTGCTGCTACCACAGCTCTAACCGAAACATCCGATATTACACCGGTTGCTTTGGCAAACCCATCTCAAGTAAGCGTAACTGTTACCGAATACGGTAATGCAGTTGAGCAAACTGAGAAGGTAAACTTCGCTGCATTCTCCGACATTGATACAATGATTGGTGATGCTATTGCATTCAACGCTGCCGATACTCTCGACAAGCTTGTTGCAACCGTTCTCGTTGGTGGAACTGCTGTTAAGTACGGTGGAACTCGTACCTCAACAGCAACCCTTACAGCATCTGATGTTCTTTCAACAACAATGCTTCGTAAGGCTCAGACCACACTTCTAGAGGCTTCAGCACAACCTCGTGTTGGAGATCTCTACACTCTATTCATTCACCCACGCCAAGCTTTCGACCTTCGTGCCGAAACTGGATCAGGTGGATTCGTTGACATTCACAAGTACACAACTGAGAATGTTGGCAACCTATTGACTGGCACCATCGGTGTTCTTGAAGGATTCCAAGTTGTTCAGACAACTCGTGTTCCTTCAGGTGCAGACGGTGCTTCATCTGCAACTGTCTACAAGGCTGTTGCAGTAGGTAAGGAAGCTCTTCTTGAGGCTAATGTATATGATGTACAAACTGTCATTGCACCTCAGATCGACATCCTTCGCCGTAAGTCAGCACTCGGCTGGAAGTACTTTGGCGGATGGGGCATCTTCCGTGATGATGCCGTTGTTCGTTTGGAAACCGGTGCATCAGCTCTTTAATCTGAGCTAATTAGTTGAGGGGGTGGGGTAACTCACCCCCTCTCTACAAAGGAGAAATATGGCTACTTATACTTTTTATCCACCGCAGGTAATGGAGGGTTATCCATTGCGAGACAAATGGTGGAGAAGAGTCGTATCTCCAAGGGGTGTGGCAGTCCTAATAGATGGAGCTACAGTCACCACATCTCGGGCAGTAACAGAAGATGAGTTAAATGAATATCAGTATGTCTTTCTTGGCGGAAGAGAGCATGTCGTAACCGAAGCGGTTAAAGATGTTTTAGTGGGTCTAGGGTATACAATAAAGACTCAAGGTGAAGCTGATGCCGCATCTGATGAAGCACATAATGGATTTTTAGTATTGAGGTCATAATGGCATGTAGGACAGGTTGCCCCACTCAGGATCATGCTAACTGGGGAGAATGCCTTAGAGATTCAGGATTACAAGTTAATACAGGAGATGCTAATAGCAGAAGGGTAATGTCTCAGAAGTCTTGGGATAATGAACTTAATGCTTACAAGTCAGCGATAGACCAAGGCATTGAACCAGCAACAACTAATATGAAAGATATCCGAGGGGCTGTTGAGCTATCGAATATGGCTGGTAAAGCCTTCGATGCCAACACCAATAGTTTTAAGGACTGATAATGACCACCATCGTTGGAATCCAAGGTAAAGGCTGGGGCCTTATAGCAGCAGATTCCTTGATGGTTTCAGGTAGTCAAAAGTTTATAGCCAATGGCATGGATAAGGTCATTGAAAAGGGCGAGTATGTCTTTGCCTTTGCTGGCGATGCTATCGCCGGGGATATTGCCAACTTCTGTTGGATCCCACCGAAACTACCAAAGGTAGTTAATTTAGATAAGTTTATGATGACAGATCTAATGCCATCACTTAGACAAGCTTTTACCGACTATGGATACGATCCTTCTCCAAAGAAGGAAGATGGTATGCCTAACGAGGATGCAGGGTTTGATGCCTTAATATGTGTCCGTGGAAAGATATATCAGATAGATAATGATTTCTCTTGGTGTAGAGATGATCGTGGAGTATATGCAGTTGGATCCGGTGGATCCTATGCACTTGGCTCTTTGTCAAGAGCTAACATTTCTCCAACAAGCACCAAAGTTGCAGTAAATGAAGCAAAGAAAGCAATAGAGATTTCTGCCTCGTTTGATATAAACACAGGTGGGAAAACCAAAATAATCACACAAAGGGGTAAGGATATGCCAAAGGTAGGAAAGAAAGAATACGCATATACCGCTAAAGGTATGGCAATGGCTAAGGCAGATGCTAAGAAGTCTGGCAAGAAAATGGTAATGAAGAAAGCAAAGAAGCGTGGCGGAAAAAAGAAGTAAGGCAGATCCTCGACTTAAGAGAGCAGGGGTATCTGGGTTTAATAAACCTAAGAGAACCCCTTCTCACCCTACCAAGTCTCATGTTGTAGTAGCCAAAGAAGGATCACAGGTTAAGACAATTAGGTTTGGTCAACAGGGTGTCACAGGCGATCGTCAACCAACTAAACGACAGAAGTCGTTTAAGGCTCGTCATGCAAAGAATATTTCTAAAGGAAAGATGTCAGCCGCATACTGGGCAGATAAGGTGAAATGGTGAAAAAGAAAAAAGCATTCTGGGATACAAAAAACCCAAAGAAAAAATCTACGAAACTAACACCTGCACAGAAAACTCAGGCAAAAGCTAGAGCAAAAGCTGCTGGTCGCAAGTATCCAAACCTTGTAGATAACGCAGCAGTATTAAGGAAGAAGGGCAAGTAATGGCACTAGGCACTAATGGCAGTACCTTTACAGCAGAACTTAATCGTCTTGCTAATGGTGGTACTTATCCTGCTATACAGGATTATGTTGATGATGCAAAAGCAGCAAACACTTTTGCCGGCACAACCGGCCTTGATGTTGTTGGTGCCTTAAATGT